AAAACGATTTTTTGCCCAGTCCACTAATTCATATTTGTACTTAAATGGACATGGTTTATAAAGGTAACTCATAGAATGCCCTTTTTGTATTGTGTATGGTTTTTAAAAAGAACCAATCCCCCTGTACAAGACAGAGGGATTGGTATGGAGTGTGTTATCTACTGGGAAGGTCTAATGGTATGGAGCAGATATTTGCTGTGATTAACGCTGAATCAAGCTTAGGCTGAGGAGCTTTCAGGTAGCAAGAGTAGCCTATCTGATCACCCTTCTTATTACCATTCTTAGTCTTTGTAGCGAAGATTGGTTCAGACTTACCCTGAAAGCGTAGATGAGATGCTAGATCCAATGCTTGTTTATCAGCATCTGCTCTTCTATGTGCGCCTATGTTATTGTAGTAAACGGTGACACCTATAATTTTCGGTGCTATAGACTGGAATGTTGTAACCGCTTTAGAGTAGACCTTGCTTTCAGTATCCTGAAGAGCAGTCATAAATTCTCTAAAGGTCTCCCAACCGTATTTCCTCATATCTTTATCTTTAAACCTTTCAAGCTTTGTACCACCTTTCTTCTTCTTAACTTCTTTAGAGAATGCAAATGTAGCTTGATCTTCTGTTGTAGTTGATGTGTTATTATTATTCATTATTTGGTTTCCTTTTTATTATGTTATTAGGATTAAAGGGCATACACCAAGTATGCCCTAACATCGAGGGGAACGGATCCTGTCTTTGGGTTAGCAACAGGTTTGAATTATCCTATCGATTGCAATACTTGACAATGGTGTACGCCCTCGTACCTTAACCTGTACAGTATTGTACATCCTCTAGTATGTATATGGTACTGTATGTACAATACTGAGAAGGTTAAGCAGTGGAGAGGATTGCAATCGATTAATTCAACTAAATAAATAAGGGTGCAACCCAAAAGACAGGGGGGTCGGGTACCTGTATATCTCCCACACACATTCTACATTAATTTTTTGAAACCGAGTAGAGGTCGCCCAGTCTAAAGGTGTAGGTTTCACCATGTCTAAACCGAAAAAATTTTTTGATCCAAAAACTAGAGAGTTTCTAGTATGGGATAAAAAAGAAGGCAAATGGAAAACTGAAAGTATCTCACCAACTAATATTGATGAATTGCTTTATATAACAGACTACGTACTAGCTGAAGTAAAGATAGAAGCCATGATAGAATCCCAATTACACGACTTTCCTTTCGAGGGTGAAAAAATATTTAAAAAAGAGTTGCATAACTAGCATGTTTATATGTTTTTTATATATACATACTATAGTATGTACATACTTAAATATGTACTATATATCTAAAGATATATAGTATGTACAATCTATAGTATGTAGTGGAATACGTAACTCGCAAATTAAAAGTCAATAAATACATGGATGTGACGTATCCAATCTATTCCAAATCAGAAGCTGACGAGCGTGAAATTGACTACAAACCCTGGAAAGAGTGCAAAAAAGGAGACTTTGGCATATCAGATGATCAGTATGTTGCTGAATGTGTACGTAGAACCAAGTATAAAGAACTAACAGAGATACAATTTGCATTTGCTACTGCTTTTATAACGCCACGTGCCAAGCTATTATGGGAGCCAAGGCGTGAAACTGGTAACTATTCCAGTATATCTACTAAATCCTACCAACTATTAGAGTCTAAAACATCTAGAACCAAGAGAGCAGTAGACGTTTATGTAAGAATGCTGCTTGATGGAGGTGGCATTGATTGGAATTTATTAGGGAAAGTCTACAGAAAAGACCAGAAAAGACCCGATTTGTCGGCAAAAAGACTATTTAAACAAGAAGAGGTTAAACGAATGGTAGATAAACGCATTCAAGATGCATTAAAAGAGAAAGGAATCAGCGAAGGAGATGTATTAGACGTTATATCTGACGCTATTTCCATAGCAAAAGGCAAAGAAGATGCTTCAACCATGCTAAGAGGAGCAGAAACCTACGTTAGAATCTTAGATATGCTTCCTAAAAAAGCAGTTCAAACAGATACGGTACAAATTGACATGACAAATCAGATTTTAGATGACATTGAAAAAGAAGAAAAACGTTTAAAACTAGAACAAAAGAAAGAACTTACATAAATGCAGTACGATTGGAATCGTAACATACCCAAAGATGGCGATATTTTGCACCGTGAGCGCATTATTTTGGAATCTTCGAGTAAAGACGAGATCGCTCTATTTCTCGAGGTTTTAAAGGCAATTGCGAAGGAAAATAAAATTACCGTAAAAGAGGGTAATACAGAATATTCAATTGGATCCGATTATTAGCAGAACTCATAAGCGTAATCCGTTAGGTTAGTTGCCCAAAAAGATGAAATCCAAAGCTAATAACAAGGTCATACTTGAAAAGTTAAAAAAGGATATGGTGTTGTTTGGAAAAATTGTGATGCCACAGATGTTTTCCGTACCAAGTCCTAAGTTCCATTATGAGATTGCATTAGAGCTTTTAGACAAAACCAAGAAGCAGATCAACATCATTGCTCCAAGAGGTCATGCTAAAAGCTCTATAGTAGGCGGTGTATTCCCATTATACCATTTAATGTTTGATAGGGGTCAGAAACTGATTGTTCTTGTGTCTAGAACTCAAGATCACGCAGTAAAGCTTCTTGGTACTATTAAAGATACCATAGACTATTCTGAACCATTTAGACAGTTGTTTGGCTATTGGGGTCAGCATAGCGCACGAAGTTGGGCTAAGTCAGAAGTAGAACTAAAAGATGGTTCTATGATTATCTGCAAAGGTACAGGTCAGCAGCTTCGTGGTATAAAAGTGGGTAATCAAAGACCCACTTTAATTATTGTAGATGACCCTGAAGATGAAAACAATACCAAGACTGCAGAAGCTATGGAACATAATCTAAGATGGTTGTTGCAATCTGCAGTTCCTTCCGTTGATCCTATCAAAGGTCGGATTGTTATTATAGGAACGCCTCAACATCAGCGTTGTTTGGTAGAAACATTAAAAGAAATGAAAGGATGGGAGAATAAAGTATTTACTCCGAATATAGAAAAAAACTTTTCTTTATGGGAAGAGTGGTGGCCTATAAAAAAATTAATAGCAAAGAAAGAAGAGTTGGAGTCTATTAACAGGCTGTCTGTCTTTTATCGTGAATATATGTGCGAAATTGTTGGAGATGAGGATCAACTCTTTAAAAGTGATGATATTCAGTATTATGATGGAAAATTCAGACTAGACAGTGAAAACAATGCTTTCTTAGATATAACAGAAATAGATGGGAAAGAAGTAAAAGAAACAGTTCCTATAAATATTTTTACAGGAGTAGACCCAGCCTCAAGTGTAAAGCAAACTGCAGACTACTCTGTTATTTTCAATCTTGCAGTAGATGATAAGAATAGGAAGTTTGCACTTCCGTACTATAGAAAACACGCCAAACCTTTGGCATTAGCAGAAGCAATTGTAGATAATTTTAAAAAATATAAATCTACCAAGACTCGAATTGAATCTGTTGGCTATCAGGAAATGTTAAGGCAATACGTTCAAATGAGATGCGATGAAGAAGGTATGTTTATTCCAGGATTAAATATTAAAGAAAACCCAAGAACAAGTAAGTCACATAGATTAGAAAGTTTGCAACCTTCTTTTGCAAAAAAAGAAATATATATAATGAAAAATATGCAGAACCTTGTAGATGAAATGCTTTTGTTTCCAAGAGGTAAGCATGATGATTTGTTAGACGGATTGTATTATGCCTTTAAAGGTAACTACGCTCCACTGCATGAAGAAAAAGACGTTCCAGTCCTTGGAATGAGGGATTTAAAAAAATATGATTGGCAAACTACTTAATGAGTAGAGGTTGCCTAGGGTCAATGTGTAATCTCTCTACCAAATGCCACACACTAAAGAACCAATAGTCACAGAATCCGAGAAGCTTTTAGACCAATATCACGGTGAAAGAACCGATTGGGCTACTCAAGCTATGGAGGATGATGAGTTCAGAAACAACCAGCAATGGAAGTCTAACCACGTTTCTATCCTTGAAAAGAGAGCGCAGAGTCCAATTGTTGACAATGTGGTACATCCGTCTGTTGAGCAAGCAAAAGCAATGCTTACAGCAAACAAACCAAAATTTCAATCAACAGGAAGAGATGACAGTGATACCAAAGTTGGTAGAATCTTTTCTGATATCATGTCGTATATATGGGATAAATCAAATGGCAATGTGGAGCTGAAACAGATTGTAGATGATTATTACGTTAAGGGAATGGGGGTCATGCAAGTGTATTCAGACCCTATGGCAGACTTTGGGAGGGGAGAAGTTTGCTTTCACAGTGTAGATCCTTTTGATGTCTACATTGATCCAAATGCATCTGATACATTCTGCAGAGACGCATCTAATATTATGATTGCTAAAATTTTTACAGAACCGCAATTAATTGATCTGTATCCGCAAACCGCAGAAATGATTGATGATATGACGCAATCTAAAAATGAACGTTACCCCTCAACCAATAGAAGTGGTCAGTTGGATCAAAAGATTGGACCAACTAGAGACAATGCTTATGTCAGTGAAGATAAGTATTACGAAGTTATAGATCGCTATCAAAAAGTAAAACTTCCATACTACCATATTATGGATACGGTTATTAACCAAGAATATATTTTTAACGAGCAAGACTTTGCTGAGTATTCTGAGCAACCTGCAATTATAATGACCACATCTAAGGGAACTCAATACATTACGGAAAAAAAGAGCGTAGATGAGTTAATTGCAATTCACGAAGCAACAGGCGGTACGTATCATTATATGATGGATATGCAAACTGGTCAACCTTCAATTATGCCAGGACCAGAGCATGCTGAAGCAATTCCTGATTCACAAACAGAATTAAGCATCACCAAAAAAGGTTTGTTAATGCTTGAGGGCGTGATTGTTTCTAACGAGGTGATTGTTGATAGAATAAGAAGAATTTTAATTGCGGGTGGAAAACTTTTATACGATTACATATTAGACATTGAAGATTATCCAATTGTTACTCTTATGAATCGCCACAATCGTAATCCTTATCCAATGAGTGATGTACGTTTTGTTAAACCTATTCAAGAATATATAAATAAAATAACATCTTTAATTATTGCTCACGCCAGTTCAAGTACCAACACGAAACTATTAATCCCAAGAGGTTCAATGAACAGAAAACAATTGGAAGAAGAGTGGTCAAGAGCTGGTACAGGAGTTATTGAATTTGATCCTGAATTAGGCACGCCAATTGTTGCAGGCCCAATACCACTTCCTAACGAACTTTATAAAAATAGAGAAGATGCCAAGCAAAGCATTTATCATATACTAGGAATACATCCACTACAAAGTGGAGATCCTGGCTCTGCTCCACAGACCTACAAGGGTACAGTTGCAATAGATGAATATTCTCAAAGAAGAATTAAATCAAAACTTGATGATATAGATGAAGCATTAAATCAAATTGGAAAAGTTGTTATTCAATTGATTCAGCAAACCTATACCGATCAAAAGATTATACGCATAATGAAGCCTGACGGTAGAATGAGTGAAGTAACTTTAAATCAACCAGTATACGATGATCTTACCAATGAAATTATTGGCAGGGTAAATGATGTGACTGTTGGTAATTACGATTTAATAGTTGTTAGCGGTTCGACTTTACCATCAAACCGTTGGGCAAGATTTGATTATTACATGCAGTTGTATCAATCAGGCATTATAGATGCTCAAGAAGTATTAGAGCAAACAGAAGTTGCTGATACTGAAGGAGTGCTTGAGAGAACAAGCATTATACAAAAACAGCAGCAGATGATAGCTCAGTTAGAAGAAGAACTAAAAAATGTAAAAGGAGATCTGCAAACTGCATCACGTGAATCGGTACATGATCGCAAACGTGTTGAACTAGAAAAGTTTAAAACAAAATTAAATAGCCAATCAAACAAATCAGAATCTGCAGTTCGTTTATTTGAGGCACGTTTGAATGATGAGCTATCTAAAACAAAACAAGATTTAAGACAAGATGAACAACAAAACGAAGCTATTGCTGTCAGTTAGACAAATAGCGAGGAGAACATAATGTCAGATGAAACACAAAGCATGGATGCTGGAACAGAAAGCCAAGAGTATTTTGATCTTGGTGGAGATGCTCCAATTCAAGCTGAAGGTGAAGGAGAGCAACAGGCTCCAAATCCTGTTGACACACTGGAGGACTTTGATCAGAATCTAAGGCCTTCAGGTACTCAAGAAGAACCTGCAGAAGCTAAAGTGGAAACTAAAGCAGATGAAGGTCGTTTTGAGTATTGGCAGAGCAGATACGACCAAAAGGCAAGTGAGTTCAACCAATTAGAAGAAAAATTGTCTCAGTACGAAAAGGTAGCTCCTTTAGCTGAGTACATAAAGGAAAATCCTCAAGTTCTTCAAAATGTTGCACGATCACTTTCTGGTGATACCCAACAGGTTCCTGCGGAAGCAAAATCTGATGGATTGCCACAGAAACCACAGCGTCCAGTTAAACCTGCCAACTATGATCCATCCGAAGCTTATATGGATGTAGATAGCGCAAGTTACAAATACAGACAATCAATGGATGAGTACAGGGATGATATGCTTGATTATAGTGAGCAAATGGATACTTATCGCACCCAGCAAGCCGAAGCCAGGGAGGCAACCCTAAAGCAACGACAAGCTGAGTACACACAACAAAAAGAAGTTGAGAAAATGCAATCAGAACTTATTAACACTTATGGTTATGCACCAGAAAAAGCGAATGAGTTCATAAAGTATTATAGTAGCCCTGAATCCTTGAGTCTAGATAATCTAGTACGTCTTGATAAACTGCGTTCTGCGCCCTCCAAAGCTGAGATGGAACAGAGGCAAAGAGCCGAGAGCATGAAGCAAAATCAACAAAGGTTAAGTGTACCTCCACCTGCAAGTTCAGGCACAGGTTACTCTGAACCTCAGTTAAACGAAGAAGATGCTTTCAACCTTGGCTTGATGCGAAATCGAAGACAGTAACGGTTTAACAAGATAAACCCTTCGGGGTTTAGGAGGATAATACTATGGCATCAAATGCCAAAACACTGGGATCATCAGGAGTCCTGTACGATGACAGACGGGATTTTTACATGCGCCCTAATGTGGTTAAAGAGCTTTGGACAGATGTAACGCCCTTTACCACAGTAGTTTCAAATCAACAAACTATTACAGGGTTGGCAGATCCGCAGTTTAAAATGTTTGAACACAGAAACCCTTGGCAGAAACAATACGTACAGACTTCATCTAGTAGTGCAGTTGCCGCAAATAACAGTACTGTTACTTGTAACCTAACTGCAAGTTCAATCGTAGGGCTAGAAGGTGAGGGTACTAATACTTCTTACAACAGCCACATTGGACTTATGTTTGAAGTATGGCCAGCCTTAACTCCAGCTTCTTCAACAAACGCAAAAAAAGGTGTTGGAGTTGTTACAGGAATAAGTTCTAACGCTTGGGTTGTTAAAAATGCAGGTGATGCATCTTGGACTCCAGCAAGTGGTGATTACTTTGTTATTGTAGGTAATGCTTTTGGTGAAGGTACAGAGTCAGGAACTGCTTGGAGTGACGAGCTTTCCGTAGTTTACAATCAGTGTCAGATTTTTAAGACACCGCTTGAAATTACAGGCACATTACTACAATCAGCTTTACGTGGAGAATCATCTGAATTGGCTAGACTTCGTGATCAAAAATCACAAGAGCATAAGATTCAGAAAGAACGTGCATTTCTGTTTGGTAGATCACCAATCAATATTAGTGCTGGGTTTGATGATAATTCTTTATCTGATGGAAATGGCAATACTCTTAGAACCACAATGGGCATTATACCTGCAATTGAAAAGCATGGTGCTGATTCAGGTGCTGATCAGAATCGTTTTTCAATATCTGAAGCAAGTTACACTTATGGAAACTTTGTAGATGATATGGAAAAAGTATTCCAGTATGTTCCTGAAGCAGGCATGAAACGTGCTTTCTGTGGACCAGGTGCATTAGGATATTGGTCTAAAATGGCAGGAAATGAAGGCATAGCTGGTAATAGCGGTTGGTCAGTGAATCTTGGCGATATGAAACGTGATTCTCTTGGATTTAACTATCGGAGTCTTGAAACCCCTCATGGAATGTTGCAGTTGATACCAACTCCAGTTCTTAGGGATGCTTATAATAAGACAATGCTTGTAGTTAGCGATGAGAACTTATTTCACGCTCAGTATCGTTCGCCAATGTTTCAAGCTTCAATACAGGCTAATGACCTTGACGGTGTTAAGGATCAGTACATGTCTGATGAAGGTATTGGTGTAACCTTGATTGAAAGTCATAAGTTATTCCAAATCAGTTAAGGGAGGTTAATAATGGCTAGACCTTATATTGGTGGAACATCTGCAGGGATAAAAGAAGTAACAGCAGATACAACGTTAACAATTGCTGATACTGGCAAAACCATTTTAATGAATGCTGGTTCAGATGACGTTGTTATTACACTTCCTAAGTTGCAAAAAGGACTTGAGTTAGTTTTTGTGCAAACAAAAGCAACTGCTGGTTCAACATGCAGAATAACCCCTGTTAGCGGAAAAATCATTGGTTATGTTCATAAACAAGAAGGAGGCAATGCGGATGCTACAAGCACAGACGGTTTGGTTTCTGTTCTTGATGGCGCAGACGATAAATATGTTCAATTAACAAAAGCATTAGGACATCAAGGTAACTATATAAAGCTTATCTGCGATGGGTCTGATTGGTTTGTTGTTGGAGGTGTTGGAACGTTTACGCACCAATCATAATCAATAAATAACCTATGGGGGAGTTTCTGCTCCCCCATAACTATAGGAATTATATGACACAACAAGAAATGATAGAATCGGTTCAATTGCATCACCCAAACTTGAGCAATAAACAGATACGTATATTTCTAAATAAAGCTTTAGACGAGTTTTGTAGAAAAACAAGAGTGTTAAAAACATTATACACTTTTCCTACAGTAGAGAATCAAAGATATTATTCTTTAAGCGATGATATAATTGAAGTTACTAGAGTTGATTACGATAGTTACGAAATACCACGATTAATAAGCCCACCTGAGAAAACAGATGTCACTTGATCAAAAATCAAATGCTTTAAAAAAGGTATGGTGGATAGAAAGAGATGGTATTGGCATTGCTACTGCGTCCTCTACTGATGAAACTTCAGATTTTGTATCTGTAAGTGAAATAAAAACTGTTAATGTTCATGCAATTAAGCACGATAAAAACTTTGTTGAAACAGGAACAGGCATTGAAATGACACAGTCGCCTGCAATTCCTGAAGAGTTTCACGATGGATTGGTTAATTATGCAATTGCAAAAGGATATGAATTAGATCCTGAAAAGCTTCAGGCAGCTTCATACTTTAGACAATTATGGAATATGTGCATTAATGAAGGAAAACAATTTTCCAATCAAGAACGATTAGGTAATCAAGGGTATACAATTAGACAACAGGATTTTTAATGACAGAACAAACTATAGCAAGTACTACGTTTACAGAACGAACAGTTGAAGATCATAGAATATCAAATACTACATTTACTGAGGTAAGTCATCCCTAATGGCTACATTTAAAGTACAGGTAGAAGATTTGATAGGTGCAGTAGGAGATGATGATCTTATTACAGATTCATTACTTGCATCGGGTGCTGAGATAATAGAAAAAACCCCCGATGACAGACTTTTAAAATCATCTGATGAAATTGCTATTGATAGTACAAGTGGCCTTGATGTTTCAAGTAAAAAAGTTTTAGGTGTTCATGTTTCAAATAAAAAAGCAAGGTATTATCCCTATTCTGATATAGGAAGAGCAAAAGATTCAAATTCAATTCATTATGCGAAATCAACAGATCCAGTTTATTATTTTAAAGGAGAAAAGATTTTTGTGGTATACGATGGCAGTGAATCTAATCAAGGAAAACTTATTTATGTGCCAATCCAACCAACGTCAAATGGCACAGCGTTAGTTGATTCAGGTGATAGTGCAACAGCTTTATTTCCATTAGAAGCAGAAAAACTAATGGTTATGGGTGCATCTGTTCGTTGTTTAAAAAGAATTATAGCAGATCAAATTAACACAGACGAAGATCCTGAACTTGCACAACTCTCACTAGCACAATTACAAAGCTTGGAAGCTACATACGAAAAAGAATTTCAAAAATATTTAACATAACCAAGATACCCATGAGAATTGACAAGCTCGGTAAGGTATCGTAACTAAGGAGAAAAAAGATGTCAGCAAGCTTACAAAACTACACAGTAGTTGAATCCCAAAACGCTGCTCTAGGACAAGGTGGCGCAATACACGAAAGAGGCACTACTGCTTATACAGGCAAAAAAATAGTGGCTATTACTTTTTTAGAAGATACTGTATTTGACGATTCAACTTCAGGAACATTGGGTTTAGTAAATAATGGTTCAAATTTTATTGGAACGTTATCAACAAGCAATGGAGATCAGATTACAGAATCACACACCTTTCCACAAGGGATGACCATATTTGGACAATGGGTAGGATTTAAACTTCACTCAGGGGCAGTTATTGCTTACCTTGGTCAATTTGATATTTAAAAATGATTAGGTTAGGAGTAGTAGCAACATCTGTAGTTATCCAAACCGCAAGGTTAGCCAGGGATGCTTGGAATAAAATTACAGATACTTGGAACAACGAATCCCGTAAATGGGAAGATATAGTATAAAGGATTTATTATGGCAAGTTTAACAAACAAAACAATAGCAAGTACTTACAAAGACTTACTACAAGTTTCAAACTCAAATAGTGGGGTAGACGCTACACTTCAAACAGTAGAAGATGGCGAAGGAACAAGTAGCTCTTTAAAGTTATCAGATAGACAAGCAGAAGTATTACCTGCTGCTGATGGAACAGCAGTATTTGATGTTTCAAAAAGCGATGGAACTTCAATTCTTTCTGTTGATACAACAAATTCTAAAGTAATTGCAACAGA